CAAATCTGTCAAAGAAGCGATGCATGCTGTTGAGACGGCACGAACCATAATCCTTTCGTCGAAGAGGATGCAGTCTGATAGCCTAAGTTTCTTGCTGTTTTTTGGATTCTGCCCTGATTCTACGGATCAAATCATTGCGATCTTCGACAATGGTAGATTCAGCATCAATCGACACATCTCCCATTTCGTGTTGAAGTCTGCGTTCTTCCAAATCCAATTTCCGCTGATCTAACATCAACTTCTGTGCCCGGAGTTGCATGTCTCGCTTAGAATTTTTCGCATCGGTGGCGGCCTTATACATCATGGTCGCCTTTTCAAAAATTGTGGCGGCCGAACGTTGATCGACGTTAAAACCCAAGTCCACAAGATCGCGAGCAGTCTTGAGAGTGTCTTTGTGGATTTCATCCATCGCCTGCGCATGACCGTCACCATCCTGAACGGCTAGAACCTTGCCGGCTTGTTCGGCCATGGCAGCAGTCGTATTCAATGTGGTAATATTTGCTTCGTCGGATTCGTCCGACGCGAAAAGGTCTTCCATGCTTGGCAGGTTCAGTGTTTCTTCAATTTTTGTATTTCGACCCATGATGCTCTCTCAAACAGTTGGTCTTTTAGTTGGACCAAATAGCTGTTGTTCATTCATAATTCTAAAATTCCAACCTCGTTTACGACAATAGACCATCGCTGCCCCCCACTTCGCTTGATTGATCTCTTGCGTGAGTTTGGTGCGGGTGCTGGCTTTTGCTGGATTTCGTGGGTCTTCCTTCCATGGTTTGACCTCGATAATCTCGGCATGTTTACTATTGTTCTTATCAATATATATCACAAAAAAAGTCTGGCAAATACAAAGACCACTTCTCTGTTAGCGGATTTTGATAAGGAATAGAAATGCTCTCGGAGGACCAAGCCAAAATATTTTTATTAAAATCAAAGACTCGCATGAGCGACATCTCCCAGCTAGACCTATAGATTATAGGTGTTTTTCCTATGATCTTCGCAGGATTTTTAGGGATATACTCGCCCTTACTGAAATTTGTTTTGGCCATTTGGCCCTAACCCAACAAACTAAATGGAGTTGAAGTCACTGGTTTTGCTGGAATCCCATTAGGGCTATATTGTTCACTTTGATTGGAATTGAATCCAATTTGACTATATGATGGGCGCCTAGAATTGATGATCCCATAAGATTGTGAATTCAATGCTAATCCATCGGTAGAATCGTCAGTAAGCTGATCCCGTCCAGAATTTCCGTCTATAACGGCACTAGCCGCAACACTACTTACAAGGTTGTTTTTAATATAAGAATCAGCATAATCATTGTTTGATCCTGCTCCAACAAGCGTTCCTTCCGTAGAATCCAAAGAAGCAGCAGAGATTGACGGGCGAGACGTTGAACTTGTTCCGAACGCTTTCGATTCTGGATTTGATGGGATTGGAGAACCAGTTGGTAAATTTAGCAAAGAAGCTAAAGCAATATTGCTACCCGCCAGATAAGATACATCCCCAGCCGTCCCACCACCAAGGCGAACCGCTGGTGACAGCGAACCAAAATCATAGTTACCAAATTGTCGAAGAGAACCGGAACCAAGCGTATTGCCAGAATTTTCTGATAATCCAGCAACGCTCATTGGACGATCCAAACGATAATCATCCGTATCTGAGAACTGGTCAAAACCAGAAGTCGTTTGATACACTTGGCGGGAGGGGGCGCCAGCGACATCAAACGTGTCACCGTTATAGTCTTCATCGAACACTGCGCTCACATCAGCACGAGATGAGATAGGGGCCGGCGTACCATTGTTACGATAAAGAATGGCTTCATACGCAATGGTTAAAGAAATAGTGGCGGCCTCGTAATCAGAGTAATCCAATTCATCAGGATCAAACGCCTTTATTTTTGGATTGATAAGATCAAATTGTGTAAATTCTCTACCAAATACTTGATATACTTCAATATGACTGAAAAAGAATTGCGAGTTTAGATCGGAATCAGGGCGTGGAACAAATCCGAAATCTCCGGTATCCGTTCCGTTCATTTCAGGTAGAGTTACATCATACCCAAATGAAGTTGCGTCGGCTTGATTGAAGTCCCCAAAATACCATTTGGAATATTCATTCCACATGCGCATAACCATGCTATCCGAAGTATCATAAAGCGTAATCTTCATCGGCTGAATTTCAAATCCAGTCGTTATCTGACGTTTCTTGTTGTATTGATTTATTTCTTCAATCTTTGGTTGAACCGAAGGACGATCCAAGGATTTTACCAAAAAACCAAGACCATCTTGCCAACCACTACTAGTTTGTCCTACATCCGCTCGACAAAAGCGGACGTAGAACGAACTCTTCTTTCGCGGAGCAGAATTACCATCTAATCCGAAGACAGTAGATGCTTGGCGCGGACTGCGAACAAGATACTCCACAGGATTATCTCAATTTTATCCGAGCATAGGCCCAATACCCAGTTCAGGACTGACCGGCATCAGACCGCCCTGTTGAGTGGCATTGTCATAGCGGATGCTCATTTCAATGGTCATAGTTTCGGCAGTTGAATAGTCAAAACTTTCGTAATTGACCGACTCTAGGAAGCAACCTTCGAGAATCCATTGTTCAAGCACCGCATCGTTGCCGCCGTCGAGCGTCTCAATGAACATCTGGAACTTATAGTTCGAACCGGATTGCGCAGATGTTTGCTGGAAGAAATTCATCTGCTTTTGAACTTGGTGACCAACAAGGCGCGAAACGGAGTTTGATACGTCGTCGCGCACCGTCATAGAAATGGACTGCCAAACAGCCTTACCGGCATAGTAACCAATCGAGTTATACGAATGGACTTCTACCGCAGTCTGTTGCATCTGTGGACGCCCAACCGTAACAACTTGTTGAGTAAGTTCCAGCCCCCCATTTACAGGACCAAATTGTGTTACACGCACGCGGAACTTTTGCTTAGTCTTGGGTTGAAGCATTCCGCCTCTACCACCTTGATTTCCCACAGGAATCCCGAAATTCTGAAGTGTGGACATTGATAATGACTCTCATTAACAAGAACCGAATATCCGGTTTCTTTCTTGTATTTATGAAGTATTAATCAATAAAAAGTATGACTTCTACTTTACATAAATAGAAACATGGAAATTCATTTTATGTCCTCTCAATTATTCCATTGATTTTCATAAGTAAGAATTTTCCATGAAGCCCCCAATTCAATCCCGGACAATGTCCGAAGAACAGAAAAAAAGAATAGGCGATGGGAATCGTGGAAAGAAACGCAGTCCGGAAATTTGCGCCAATCTCAGCGAACAGCGCAAAGGTCGGACACATAGCCCGCCCACGGCCGAAACCATAGAAAAGATTCGACAATCAAATCTTGGCAAAGTTAAACGAAAATGGACGGAAGAAGAAAAAAATACAACATCGCGCTAATCAAAAAGCCAGATGGGCGAATAAATCAGAATTAGAACGAGCGATACATGGAGAACGCATCAAAAACGGAAATAAAAAAGCGGCCGAGGATAAATTCCCCGACCGCTAGACTTTGTAAAAGCCATGTTTAAACTGCTTTGGCGAGTGATCTCTCGCACTTCCGTATGCCCGCCGGTGCTTTACTCCGACATTTACCTTTACGCGCCAAGCTCACGCCTCCCAGTCACCGACATACGAAATTATGGGTTCAGGACCTAAATCCTTGCAGGAACGACTACCTCGTCCAATACTATTTAGTTATTTACTGCGCTGTTTTCTAATATGCAGTTGTTGAAATAAAGATGCGGAGTTAAGTAACTCCGCATCTTTTTCATTTAAAGGCGAACTGTCGCGGATACCGATGATGCCAAAGAAGAACCAGTATTCAGAATACGCACAGGAATGTATATGAATTCAACGCTTTTTAGCGGAATCACGGCAATATCGATCCAAAGTTCATTTGCATCTATTCTCGCCGAAGTGTTATTGGATTCATCACATACCACTGCATAGTCATCAAGTGCTTGAAGACCAACTAGGCCGTTCAAGAAGCCGGCAACAACTGCTTGAGCCGAGGCCCGGGTCTGTGTGTCGTTCTGCTCGAAGAGGAATGGCTTGACGATGTTGTCGAGATTATACTTCAAGTAGTTTGTCAAACGAGCGACATTAACACGATCCAACGCCGATTGATTGGCATTGAGAGTCTTCTGACCATAGACCACCAGACCACGGCCCGGAATATAGGCAATGGGGTTTATCTTATTGGTGTAAAGAACGTCG